CTTAAGCTTTAGACTTCAGATAGTTAACTATCCACCAATCTGAGATACCAATGTTAGCAGATCTGTCGGCACCAGTCTGCATAGTCTTGGTATAACCCAAGAAGTCAGGTAAGAGTTCCATAGCCTCACTCGCTTCACGCTCGATGTGATCAAGGAAGCCTGGGATATCAATTCCGAGGCGATACTTATCCCTCTTCATACAAAATTCTGCGAACTCGTCACGTAGAGGATGATACTTCACATTCTCTAAGATGGATAACTGTCGCAAAGCTACCATCTTGCTGCTCCATTTATCAGGATCATAATATCGCTCCTGTTCACACAGCCTACCTAAAGCTCTGGCGGTTGAGTAAACTCCGACGCATATACCATTTTGCCGATAACGATCGTGATGCCACCTACGTAGGTATACACAGTCATGTTTGCTTGCATACTGCTTGTCAGGGTTCATCTCCTGACCGTGGCTAGAGTATGCGCGCACTACATCCTCCACAGTGCAACCCGGATACGATATGATACCGTCATCGCCCAGACACTGCGAATTTGGGTTTAATCTTGCGCCAACGGACATTGCAGCTTCATACTGCAAAGCACGATGAACTAACGTCTCGTCAGCATTGGTTCCTCCCGACCCGGAACCCATTCCGTGAACCCCGGTCTTCAGCTTACCGAGGTCATACATGAGAGGTATCATGTATTTAATTGGGAACACTTCCTCAAGCCACTCCTCAGCGTCAGGAGTCGGAGCGAGCAGGTGAGTCAAGATTGATTTTGCTGCATCCTGCATACGACTATTGAAGTGTTGGTCAAATCTGCTGAAGTCAGTGCAAATTACCAGGTCGTCGCTTCGTTTAGTGTCGAATAGATGGGTCACTCTACGATCGACGGCTTCCATAGAAACCCAAGCTGGAACCACCATATTACGCTGTGCGGCAACTATTAGTGGCTGATAGCACTGCAATTCTCTGATGTTAACGGCGAAGGGAAACATCCAAACCACTCGCTGTTTCACATCTTCAGGTGACGGGCCACCCTCTTGGCCTCTCCAACCAAGCACAGCACACGCATGCCAATCAGAAGAGCGTGCGTCGGGTTCATTACTCAAAGAAGATTCATGGAGAAACTGAATCACTCTAGGGTCGTTCCCGCTGTAAGTTTGCAATGAGCAAGGAATTGTTTTGTTGATTACAGTCCTGCGCTTAGCGAAGTATGGAGATCCAGAGTTTGTACTCAGCCGCATGTTGAGTACCGTGGTGCTCTGATTCCGTAAATGTAGCCCGCGGTAGCTACCCCACTCCCTCAAGCTAGCAGCGATAGCTGTGGGATTAATGGGTTTCGAAGGTAATTTAATATCTTCGTAGTAATGATCAATATCGGTCATGCGTTCATCGAGCGGCTTCATAACGGACATTGGTCCGACCTTCTTCGCGAGGTCATTTTCAAATTCCAGAAGAGTTGGCCACTCTTCGGAAAGTTTGTTCAAATGACCCATCCATTCGTCCAAAATAGCCGAAACACTCTCGCCCTTTCCAAACGGAGTGCGGTATACTTCCGGCTGTCCATTCCGAACCATGTCAAAATAAGACACTAGTCCCGGATTAGGCATGTTAAAGTACATGTCCAAACTATTTTCACTATTTTTAGGCATGTGAATAGCCTCCTTTCTTGTCAAAAGACAAAATTTCTGTA